ATCCACTTTTGTTCCGCAGCATCATAAGCAAGAACATCACCGTCCTCAAGATCTGCCTCCTCGACAGTAAGAAGCTCTTTACCCGCATTCGTTGTATAAAACTGGTACTCGTAGTCAGCAAGAGACAAACCCTCCGGCAACTCCGAAGCGGACTGAAAAAAGACAATTTTATCCTGCACGACTACTCCTAACTGTCATCCACAATATAAGTACCAGCAATATGAAAATTGTCCGCTGTCGTCAACGTGACCGGTTCCCCCTGAGAAAAAGCAAAATCGTACAACCTCTGACCAGAGAGATCTGTTGTAAACAACTGCAACTCATTAGAACCAGCATCCACATGTCCAGAAATGTGATATTCACGTGTCTCACTAGCATCGTGCAAACATCCGCCGCGAAACATTGCCCCGTATTTCGACGCAAACGGAAGCGACACATAATACTGGCCCGTACCAAAAGACGTAATGTTGTCAAAATCGACCTGCACGTCAAAATACACAGTGCTACCCAAAATTACATAATGTCCAGAAAAAAGCGGGTCACCATCAAACGTAGGCTGAGTACCAGAAGTACCACCCGCAACCGTATACTCCTGCTCAATACCCATATAACGGTTATTGCGGTAAAACTCGTGACGGTAATCGTCAGTTGACAAACCCTCCGGCAAAACCGTGCTTGTCGCATAGAACGGGTATTCAAATTCCATTAGAACTCCAAAAGGTGACGGCCCGTCCCCCAACCATTATAGGGGACGGGCCGCTGAGAACGAAGACTAAGCTTCAGTAATGTCCTCAATAACACCGTGAGTGTTACGACGGTCAGTACCAAGCTCGTGGTATTCCACCATACGAGCGTAGTATGCGTCATAGTCACCATTCGAGTCGCGGACCTGCTTCCACATCGAACCATCACGGTCGATGAAGTGCCAGTCCTCGTCGCGGTAGTAAGTCACCGCATCCTCGTTGATGAACCACTGCTTGTTCAGCGGAGCATCCGGGTCAGCCACGACAGGGATCTCACCACGGTCAGTAGTGAACGCCAGGCCAGTGAACCCACCAGTGAACTCCTGCGTGTTAACCGTCTGACGCAACTGCGACAGGAGGTTGAAGTACGCACGGCGAACACCAAGCGACTGCAAAATAAGGGAAGTAGAACCACCCTTAACGCGGATGTCGTCAGTCATCTTAATCATCAAAGATTCCGACAGGGCGCGGTTGGTACCACCGTTAGAGTCAACAGTGGACTTCCACTCAGGCTCAGTCGACGGGTCAATGTTGTACAAAGTACCCGAATCGCTGATGATCGCAGCCAAACCAGTAAGTTCACGGTTACCAGAAGCACCCACACCAGAACCCGCACGGACGATGATGTCACCGTCAGCAAGAGCAGTTCCAGGAGTAGTAGTCAAAGTAACAGTGTTCGCACCGGCAGTCAGGTCCACAGAAGCGACAACAAGATCAGAGTTGTCAACAGTGGCACCAGTCTGAGTGTCCACAACCATACCCACCTGGAACAGGCGAGCATCATACACAGGCACAACCGCACCAGTGTTAGCGCCAGAAGCAACACCAATAGCACCGTTACCGGTACCGTAAATCTGACGGTTCATGTCCTTCTTCAGGTCATTCTTCAGACCCTCAACCTCAGTGTCCAAAGCCTTAGCAAACGCTTTAGCGTCAGTGTCCGACAGGCTGATAGCCTGACCAGTCAACTGCACACCACCGTAAGCATACTTCAGACCAATACGAGCCGCAGCGTGACCCTGCTGACCAGGAGTCGGCAGCGCTTCAGACTCATACCGCGAACCAATACCCGAGTTACGGCGAGTGTGGATCGGGAAGGTTACATACTTACCACCAGTTTCGTTGGTGACACCAGAACCACTACGAGTAATACGCTTCAAAGCGACAATTTCGTCGTTAAGCTGCTCGCGGATACGACCCTGGTACACCTCCTTGAGGTAAGACTCAATCGTTGCAAGAGTTGCAGGCATTACATATTTCCTTTCGATAGTTAAGGAGAACTATCCCTTATCTACCCTGCTGCAAAGATGCGGCAATATAATCTTGCACATCCGTCCGTGACATCTTGCCCAACGGCGTTTTCTGCTGTCCCTGCGGGACACCACCAGACGTTGGAAGTAAACGGGGGGCCGAATCTCCTGGGCGCGGTACTGCGCGAATTCGGTTTACTGTCTTATCCATATACTCCTGAGCAACATCAGCAAGTTTCACCTTGTTGTTACCGCTCTGAAGTTGGAACGCCGCCCGCATCAACACTTCCTTCACATCATCATCAGTGAAGTCAGGCATCTTCTGTCGGAGTTCCTGGATTTCCTGATCTAGAACCTGATCGGCTTCCTGCTGAATTTTTACCTGCTCCTGTTGAGCAAGAAAATCCTGCAATTGCCTCTGCTGGTCCTCCAATTGTGCAATTCGAGGATCCAACGGATTTTCTTCAGATTCTGCATTTTCTTCCTGCTCGTCTACCGCGTCCTGCATTTCTTTCTGCGTTTCGGGCATACGACCATTTTGCTTCAAGAACTCACCAAGAGCGCTATACACAGTTTCAGGCTCAGTATCAAGCTTCTGAGCAATCGCTGCATATGTTTGCAATTGGTCCGGCGACCCAAGCTCGTTGTACTGCTTAAGTTGCTGGTTCAGTGAAGAAATACGAGACTCAGCGGACTGGTCCCATTTCTTCAACTCGTCTTGAATTGCGTGAAAACTCACAGGATCTAGTTTTGTACGCACGGATTCCCAAGCGGGATTTACCGATGACTCACTTTCGACATCAGCGGTAGGTTCCGCTGTTTCTACTGGCCCTGAAGGCTCTTGAACTTCCGTCGAAGTTTCGACCTCTGTACCTGTAGTTTCGTCCATCACATACTCCTTTTCGCCGTACCCCCAAGGGGCCCTAGCTGTTTGGTTTATAGTTTACTGTATTTAGTTATAAATTTGTTATTCTGCGTCAGGTGTTACACGAATAGCGTGCACCAAATCATTGTAAGTCATCTCAAGGATGGCCGCATCGGTGTACGTTGTGTCATCTTTAGCCTGAAGCTCAGTTTTCAACTCACTAATAGTCTTACGACCATAGTTACGAGTCGGTGCAAATTCTAACTGCGGAGTCGGATCCGCAATCACATCATAATCTGCCATTTCATACTCCTTGTTCGGGGGTCATATCGGGTACAGCTCCGTTAGGAGCCATTGTAGCGCCTGGACCCATCTCAGGGCCAGGAATAGGCACTTCCATGCTATCTCCGCCCAAAGGAGCGCCACCTTCTTCCGAACCGTCCCCCGGAATCATCTCCAAGAAATTCATCAACTGTTTCTGCTGAACAATTCTCTCATGCTCAGCCACATGCGAAGCAAACTGTTGCTTCACCTCTTCCGGCAAAATTTCATACTCTTGCGACATGCGGAACTTATTATGCGTCTCAATATGAATTTCGTGAATATCGAAATCATCGACAGGAATCATCGGAGGCGCAGGCATATTTTGAATCTCCATCAACACTTCAGGATCCTGCATAGCCTCAGGAGGCAACTGAGACATCATTTCCTGCTGAGCCATCATCTGCGCTTGCTGAACATCCTGAGCAGTCAACATCTTCATCTTAATGTTCTCACGTTGCGCTTTACGCTCAGCCACACTCAACGTGTCCATAATCTTCTGAACACCACCAATTTCAAGCATCCGCACAGCAGCCTGCTGGTCAATAATTCCGACAGCAAACATATCCATCACACGGGCCTCTTGAGCAGCCTTAGACTTCGCAAAACTCGAACCAGGTTCAATACGAATATCCGTACCCGAAGCAACATCAGCACCCTGCAACAACATGGTGTCAAACGCACCATCAGCACCAATCGTGCGAATCTTCCTCGGAATGTCCACATACTGCACAAACAATTCAACGGTCTGTGTCGCAATTTTCTCCACACCCGCTTCAATGCTTTGGAACTGCGGAGTCAAATACTGGTTAGACGCTTCCTGCAAATAACTAATCGCAGTACCAGAAGTCACACCAGGAGGAGTCGAACCACGAGACACTTCACGTTCACCAGAAATATCAATCCAGTCATTCAACACACGATCCTGCTGATCCAAATAATACTGAGGCAACGGTTGTAACGGCAAAGGTTGCGGTGCCGCCATACCTGGCTTGTACTGAATCACCAAACCAGGCTCATTAGTCAGCTTCGATGGAACAATACTGCCCTGTGGTGCAATAAGTTGTGGCTTAGCCATGCGCCTACCTGCTTCACTAATTTCAGAACGCAGGGAATTGTATTCTTTCTGCAACTGTGACAAGTCAACAATGGGACTGTCAGCGTAAAACGTTGCTGTCGGAATGTGCTCAAACTTAGTGAACGGGTACATGTTGTGTTGGTAAGGGAAACCATCCTTATACACACTAATCAGCACATCATCGACAGTGATAATGACCCCACCGTTAGGCATCAGTTTGTGTGCGCCAGGTTTAACCCACGTCTCATACACAATCACACTGTCAGGTGCTTTACTGTTACCCAAATTCAAATACGCTTCGTCAATAATTTGGTTAGCCGCACTCGTCGAAGGCGACAGTTTGATATCACCCAATTCGTCAGCAAAATAATGTTGCGCCCACTCGACAGGTTTCGTGTAAGCATTAATCACAAACGGTTGATCTTCAATGTCCTGCTCACGAATGTCCGGCACAAACAAGTGAAACGGGGTGACGTGACCATATTTGATATCACCCATCTCTTTCGACACTTTGTCCATACATGTCGGATCCCAATGGGTTTTCAGAAAACCGTTACCCGTAACAATGGTCCACCAAATAGACCGCGACATGTGGTAACGAAGTTTCTTAGCCTCACTGATAGAAGTCCACGCCTGTTCAGCAGCGAAAGCAGCCCGTTGGTCCTGATCCTCACTAGACGAAGGAATAGCTTGAGCCGTGGGAAACGACGACAACATTTTCGACATTTCCCAACGCACATAAGAACGCACACGGTTAATCGTTTTACGTTGGTGGTAATACGGTTTACGGGGTGTAAACAGTTTATCCCGATGGTCCTCAGGGAAACTGCCCCGAGTTTGCTCAACCCACTGATGCCCATAAAACATCGACATGTTATTAAACCACTGCAACTGTTTCTGACTGCGAGCAGTTTTCGCCTTAGTCCACTCAGATTGAACCCACGCTACAAGAGTTTGAGCTTCCTTCGACTGACGATACTTATCAATGTTGAGCCCGTCCTCAGGTAATTTAATTACCGTAGAACTCTGGATCGATGCCTGTGAGTTCTGCAAATAGCTGTCGGGCTTCTCGGCCATCTATGTCTTCTCCTGCTACCAAGTTTGGGTTGCGTGTCTCAATTCGCTTTAATTCGGCCTCATCTGAGGGGTCATAATCGCTATAACTACTATAGTCGGAAGTTTCCGTCATCGCTTGGACCTGCTGAAAGGCTAGCGGATCCTTCGAGGACAATAGATTCTGTGCCTTGCTGTTCAAATCCGTCAACATTTTCGTCGACTTGTTGTTCCATTCCTGCTGTGTCGACAGGTTCTGGGATTGCTGCTCCAGCAGTCGAGTGATGACTCTCTGATGCCACCACTGCTGCACCAACAGAAGCCCCAACAACATTACGGCTAATGTGCTCAATAAAACGATCGACAGAACCATCCGAAAACTCCTTTACGGCGTCGTTGTAACCTTCTTCATACCATTGCTTTTTACGAAGCCCCACCGTTTTAGGTTCTTCTTCGTCCAAAATTCCTGCCACACGGGCCATTTCCCTCAACGCATCAAAAGAAATGTAAATACGTCCACGGTCAATACGAGCCACACTAAGGTCAACCCCAGTGTCCACAAAAGGACCTACAGCTGTTTTAGTGAACCAACAATGTCCAGGTTCCCTTGGTGGTGCTTGTACAACACTAAACGGGCTAGTCATATAACTCTCCGTAATCTCTTTCCGTAGTCCACAAAGGTCCGTCCCCTGTGCCTTGGTCCTCCGCAAAAGTCACCGCAGGATCGTTGCGAAGTTTCAACCACATCTCCTCATAGCTTAGCGTAGTTGGCTTATCTTTGGTAGCCAACCGATCCACATACGGTTTCAAATCGGGGCGTGTCGTCGCAAAATAGCGGGCACTATCAAAAGCGTGGTCATCCTTCTTATGCACCACTTCTTGCTTGTTCATCTCATACGACGTCTTATCTGACGCATACGACGCCCACCGCAGCTTCTTCATCTCACGAATAAAGTTAGGACAATTACGAGAAATAACCCATTTGGGGCGGTCAGGACCCCAATAACTGTCACCACGGATGCGAAGGTATGCTTGCATTTTTTCAATACCGATCATCACATCGTGGGGAATACCCTCCACGTTGATGTACACCTCGTTGAGTGCATACTCTTGCACAATGCTGGTACCTGTCACACCGTTACGTTGACGCATCGCAGGGTCACCCATACGTTCCACATCGTCAGGTTTGCGCCCCCACGAACGTTCCCGTTCTTTCACCACGTTGGCGTGTTCCGCAACAACCATGTTTGATTGGTAATGCTCAGCAAACGTCACAATATCACCCTGCGGTGACACTGCGTGCCACAACCACGCTGTCGGGTTATTAAGCCCGTGGTCGACAGAAGCGTAAACTGCCCACGTTGGCGGCACATCGCCAGGGTTGAAATCTACAATGTAACGTTCAATGTTTTGACCAAAATCAGGAAATACCAAACCACTACGAGCAACAAAACTACCCTTCTCACGGATCTCCCTTTCCTCTTTATCCATACCCATCATGTAAAAATTCATGTCATCGTTGTCAGCTTCAATGTACGGGTTTTGTTCCGCCGACAGGGTGAAAGTGTCGATACCTTCAATTTTGCCTTCTTGGGCGGGCTCCCACAACAAATCAAACGTCCACCCCATACCCTTTGTCGGAGTGGCCGCAATTACCCAAAAACCGTTGTAGTCAATAAGACGCATCATCGATTCGTTAAAAATGTTTTGAGGTGGCTCCTCATCGAAAAAGATGCCATGTCTTGGGACACCGCCCAACTTCATCATGTCCATGCCCCACGTCACAAAGTCGATCGTGGACCCGTTGTCGAACGTGAGAATGTAGTTCGTATTGTCCCAACTTTTTGTCCAATCACCATCAATAAGATACGAACGGGGAATCCACCGTTTCATTTTCGGCAGAATGATTTGCTCAATACCTTTAGCTACATCGACGACGACAAAACGGAGCTGTACTGGTCCAGTGCCCCAATGAGGCGGTCGTTCAAGATATGGGTGAGTATCAGTTGCCCACCAGATAGACTCAACGACTTCAGCGTCGGTTTTTCCCCCACGGTTACCTCCAGAAATAAACCGTCCGCGAGCTTGAGACTTATGAAACCTCAACTGTTCAGGGTAATCTTTTTCCCCATAGTTGAGAATGTTGGGCTTGTGGATACTTTGATCCAACTCGGCAACAGCAAGCTGCAACAACTCATTAGCTGTCGGTTGTCTTTGTTTAGTAACCATCAGGGTGCAGGAGTTGAATTATCGATCGCGCCAAGACGAACAAGAATAGCATTAATTGATTGAGCCCACGCTTCCGACGTTTGAGCACCCGTAATAGTGAACCCCTCCAGAAGTAGCACGGAGTCGCCACCATCGTGCGTGTGGTCGCCTGGAGACGCCTGGGTAGGGTTAGCCCCCAAAGTGTGATGTTGGGACTCTGAGCGGGCATCTACGTCGCTATACGTGTGGAAATCGTCAACAACCTGCGAAGGAGGTTTCTCATTCTCATCCGGCAGAAAACCACCCGTAGGGTTATCCGACAGGTCAGAAACACTACTAAACGGGCTACCGCCCATCTCAGACATGCTCATCCGAGCCTCCTAATTGTCTGCCCTCATCTTACTCGTCAACAACGCTTTACTACCACGCATCCAACGCCCACAAGACTGACACTGATACCGCTGATACACCGCTGTATTTGTTTTAGCCAAACCACGAGACTGCAAATGCCCAGAACCACAATTAATACACGAATCGCCTTCCAAAGCATGTGTCGGATGCGATTTAATCCACGGCAAAAACTTCTCATACAAACCCACCAACAAATTCACATCCTGAATTTGATACTTCTTCATCTCACGCCACGACTTCTCATCCCCAGCCATACAACCAATCCACAAATCAAACCCAGAATGTTTCACCTTCGCCCCAAAACCAAGCTTCTGAGCCACATAATCCAACTTGTTCGATGGAAATTTGAACTGTTGGCGTGCAACACGCAACAAATCAATATCCTTAGTCGGACTTGGAGGCAACATGTCATTCTCCACAAACTCACGACGCAAATGTTTCATATCAAACGCCGCACTGTTCCACCCCACGACAGCATCGGCCTCATCCAAAAGTTCGTGGATCGATTTCAGCATTTCAGCTTTACCATCGTGGTGAACTGACTTAAAATAGACCTTACGTTGCCCGTACCAACGAGCACCGAAACAGAGCACCTCTGTCGAGTTAACCATTTGGTTTATTGACACGTTCTGTTGCCAAAGGCCCCACACGTATGCCATGTTAGGTGACGTTTCAAGGTCTAAGAAAAGTATTTTCATGATTCTCCTCGGAGAAGTTTAGCGTAGAAATGAGAAAAAGTATGGATAACGAAATTGTCGCTGGATACGCCTGTCCTACAGATCCAATGGAAGCCTTAATGTGCGATAGTTGCCAATGAGAAAAGCCCCCATCTGGGGGCTTTTTCTTTTACTCTTCGAGTTCTCCGTCAGGATCTTCTTCCTGCACAGCAATAGTAAACACATTGTCAGGAGTGACATTAGTTAACGCCATACCACCAGCGCCCACACCGAGCAAAGCAGCAAGCACGTTTAAAATCAGTTGCGCCATATCACCAGTCACGGTTCCAATTGCAACAAGCAGGGGAACTCCAGCGACAGCAACTTTGTACAACCAGGCACGCTTCTCAGCGTTCCAAAACTTTTCCGTAAAAAACTCATCCATCGGGGCTACCTCCGTGCCATTTGTCGTCATATGTTGCAAAACCAGCATACGCGCTAATTGCGCCAGTAATAATTGCTGTCCCAGAATACACTAATTCGCCAGTAAACCTGTCTTGAAACAAACCAAACGCACCCGCAACAATCATCAACGCACCAAAAAGTACTGCGCCGAAGATTAGTTTCCGGCGAACTTTCCACCGGTCGTTAGCATCAGGTTTCACGGTGCCAATGATACCGAAAACACGCCGACAAGGGCAGACAGCAACCCGAGACCACCAAATAGCCAACCCATGCGGGTTTCCAGTTTGCGGAGACGTTGTTCGTGGTCCGACACCTGCTTTTCCGTGTCGGGCAAACTATTGGCGATTCTGTCTAATAGTTTTCCTTGGCGTTGCACTTCCTCAAAAATTGTTTGCATTGATACGCGAACGCCTCCGGTTGAACTAGTTTCACTCATCGTCCTAGTCCTCTCCTAATAGCGTGGGCACCACGCGCCATCCATGACCTGCTGAGCGACTCAAGGCCGGGTGAAACACGGCCAATACGGGAAGGTCGTGCGGGTCTTTGAGGTCGTTCTCTAAACGGGCCCTGCAAATACTTAACCGGATCATCGGTGCGGCCCCAACTTCGTGAACGTGGTCTTACTTCAAAATGGAGGTGGGGCCCTGTCGATTGCCCAGTATTGCCGGATAGACCAACCACTTCCCCAGCTTTTACCCGTTCTCCCACATTAAGGTGTGAAGGTTTCTGTAAATGGTAGTAAACGGTGTGAAAATTACCTGTGTGCCTAATAAGCAAAGTGTACCCGCCAGATGCGCCAGCGCCTTTGTGAGCAATTGTTCCGTCAGCACCAGCAATCAACGGCGTGCCAACAGGAAGAGCTACGTCCACGCCGTGATGCATTTTTCCAGGCTGACCCGTAATTGGATGTTTGCGAGGGCCCCAAGGGCTCCTCGCATTGATCGTATACGGTTCCGGCCAAGGATTATAAAGCCTCATCAGTAACTACGGCTTCCCACTCTTTACGGTTCTCATTCCACACATAATCCCCACCATCAGAAGGGTACGCGACGGGTGCATCCCAACTGTACGTTGCTTCATTCAACGTCCATGAAGGGTACGGTTGTGGGGGCAGGAAAGCGTCTAAATCTTCGTCGTACGTGTAATTTACGCCAGCATAGTTTCCACGAAACGGGGTACCACCTTCGACGTGTTCACCGGCACGGGTGTTGTATGAGGTGCGTAGGCATCGTTGGTTGTGCCGTGCACCGTAGTAGTCTTCCCATGAAGTAACACCTTCTGGGAGGTCGTTTTCGTCTCTGCCGACGATCACTTGGGTGACGCGGTTGTTGTCGTTTATGAACGCGTAATGAGCCATTGTTTTTCCTTCTTAGATGACTGTTATTGTATCTGAACCGGCAGTAAATTCTGTGATTTTAAAGTCGCCGGATGTTGTGGTTGTTGCGGTGAGTCCTGCTCCGATGTCGAGTGTTGCGGTTGCGGGGTATTTGAGGATAACCACACCAGAACCACCATTACCCGCCGCGCTTCCGTTGCCACCACCACCAGCACCACCGCCCCCACCGCCACCAGTGTTCGCGTCCCCATTTTCCGCTGACACTGAGCTGCTAGAAGATCCAATACCCCCGCCACCCGTAGTAGCTGTAGTGTTTCCTCCACCATTGCCGCCTCCGGCGCGGGCGACAGAAGAACCCGTAATAGAAGAAGCAACACCGTCTCCCGCTTCTCCGCTAGTCGAACCGGCCTGCCCGGCCCCGCCACCACCCCCGGCGGGTGCGCCAACAGGGTCATTGTTTGGCCCAGCCCCACCGGAGAAACCCTGGCCAACTACTCCCGATCCGCCAGCGGCATCTGTGAGGGTTCCGCTACCACCGCCCGAACCGCCCGGCAATCCGGCAGTTGATAAGACACCCCCACCACCTCCCCCAATAGAAATAATTGAGCTAAAAACCGACTGCTCTCCGTTATCTCCTTTATCGGCGTCAGTGTTAGCGGCCCCTCCCGCGCCACCAGCACCAATTGTAATAGAAGCTACTTCACCAGAAACAATACGAGCAACACTTTCAGCGGACGCTCCACCACCAGAATTTTCTCCAATTACTGATGAACGGTAACCTCCAGCCCCGCCGCCGCCAGAAAAAAATGTTCCTTGAGAATTATCAGCCCCGCCCCCACCACCTCCGGCAACAACCACATACTCAAAATCGTACACCTGCACATATTCGGGTAGGTCCAAGTTCCACACCGTGTCAGTAGCGTTCCACTTGTAACGGTCAAACGTGTCACCATCAGTGGGCGAGTTGGGAAAATCGAGGGGCATCAGTTGTCTCCTAACTGAAAACGATGTCGTCTGAACCGGCAGTGAACGTGGTTACTTTAAAGTCACCGATAGTGGTTGTTGAAGATGTGAGACCCACACCAGGAGTCATAGTACGCGATGCAGGGTATTTGATGATCACAACACCAGAACCGCCGTTAGCACCCGTACTTGAGCCGCTTTGAATTGCTCCAGAGCCACCCGCACCGCCACCCGTGTTGACCGTTCCAGAGTTACCGTTAGCGTTTCCACCGCCAGCACCACCGCCACCAGCACCACCGGCACCGCCAGTGGCTGAACCGCCACTAAGCGACCCCGCACCACCACCACCACCACCAGCTCGTGTAACACTTGAGCCTGTGATGGACGAGGCTACACCGTCACCACCAGCACCCCCGGTAGTATTAGCTGGCGCGTTTGCGCCAACCTCACTAGCCCCACCACCACCACCGGCAGAGGCAAAACCGCTCCCATCACCACCATCAAAACCTTGCGACGCCGCACCAGAGCCGCCGACACTATTTTGAGCACCGCCAGCACCTGAACCGCCAGATTCCCCGTCGTTTTGGAAGACTCCACCGCCACCACCAGTTGACGTAATCGTAGATAATACACTGTTACTACCGGCCGCGCTGCCGCCACCGTTGGTAGTAGCAGGGCCACCAGCCCCAACGGTGACAGTGTAAGTCCCTAAAAGTGCTAAAGGAGCCTCAGCAGAGGCACCGCCCCCAGAAGACTCACCCGAAACTGAACACCGGTAACCACCAGCACCGCCACCACCAGCGCCGTCAGCATTGGCTGTAGACGATGACCCACCACCACCAGCGACAACAACATACTCGACTTCGTTTCCCGGCCCAGGGACAACGTTCCAATCCCACACACTGCGAGTATTATTCCACTTCCACAAATCAAAAGTTTCACCATTGACGGGACTGTCGGGGAAATCAATCATGGACACTATTCAGCCTCCAAACCAAACGCCACAGAAACCTCATCAACCGTCAAACCCAACGCTTCCAACTTAGCAATCGCAGAAGCTTTCGCATCCCTACGAGCCTGTGCCTCAGCGGCGATCTCTGCCTGTACTTCAGGCCACAACGCGTCAAGTTCACCCTTTTTAGGTTTAGGTGTGTTGGAAAGCCATTTGAGGCCGGAGTATTTGTCCCCATCAAGGGTCCACTCTTGGCCGGGGTATTTGCGTGTAAGTATTTGTGCATAGTCCATTAGACCGCCACCTCCTGAATAACAAGCGAAGAAACACCACGGGTGTACCCGACAGTATCAACGTCGCCTTCACTGCGGTTAATGTATAAAGTTGTCGAACTAGAGCGAGGATTAATAGCCCGAACCGTATAAGTTTTGGAGCCCGATCCTGGCGTATAAACAAAAGTTACCGAATGACTTGCAACAGTTTCAGCAGTTCCAGCAATATCCACAACACCCCCTGCTGAAACTTGCGTTCGAGAACCCGCAGAATCACCAACCCCAATCAACGAAGAACCGTCATGCACCCCAATCCCAACTTTCCCCGCCTGGCCGCTATCGCCAGCAACTCCAAACACCGCGGTAATAATCAACTTATTACTAGCATTCGCAACCTCATGCGTAATGCTCAAATCCGTCACCGCAACATTCCCACCCGCAGCAACCGACGCAGAAAAAGTATCAGTCTTCAACACATCCTTAACCGCAATAATCGACCCCGCAGTAGACCCACCAATAGCCGACACCCACTGAGCCGACGAACCATCATCATAATAAACATACGTCTTACCCTCAGTCGAATCAAACCACAACTGACCCTGATACCCCGCAGGAGCAGACGTTCCCACAAACACTTGCGGGCCATTAGCCGCCACCCACTGCTGCGAATCCCCATCATCATAATAAATGTAAAGATTCCCATTATCAGAATCCCACCACAGGTCACCACTATTTGGCGAAGAAGGCGCAGTAGCCGCAATCTCAATCGACCCACCACCACCAACACCCTGCCAAGCAGACCCATCCCACACAAACGACGACTCAGTGTCCGTCTCATAAATGATCTGCCCAGCCCAAGGCGAAGCCGGGCGGGTAGCAGACGTCACAATCGAAAAACCGGCAGCAGTATCAATCTCATCAAAGTTTGTATTTAAAACCGTGACATCAACGTTGTCAGTCAGAGCAGGCTTAGTTAAGCCCAATTTTGAGGTACTAGTAGCCATTTATTGCTCCAGGGATTTCTGTGAACCTACCGCTGACAGTGTACCAGCGTAAAGCGACACATCAGCAAGAATTGCCTCCCGCACGTCCCGGTCTTTAACATGTTTAATTATAGCCTCAACAATCTTCAAAATAATAGTTTTCGCATCATCCAAATGTTGTTGTTGAGGATTCCACTCACCCGTCATCGCAAAAACCAGTTCGATTGCTTTCTGATCTCCCGCTTCAGCGTTACCAATTAACCGTTGTCGGATCACCGGTAGGGCTTCTTCATAGTTGGCTTTGGTTTGTTGGTTTAATAGTTCACTAAACAGGGGTTGTTTTTGCCATGCTTGAAACCGAGCCATCGGGACACCCATGTCTTTAAGTTTTGACGACAGGCCCCTCCGATCAAACGGGTCAGCCAGTTTCAACAGGACGGTGTGTTGTTCCATTGAGAGGCCATCTTTGGGGTCGTATTGGATGCCTCGGTGTTGCAACGCATTCCGAAACTCTAGCGTACCCATGATGCCGCTGATGTTTTTCTTCGTGGTTTTGGGCCACACCTCGTAAATTTGATCTACGGATGGATTTTTGCCGTGCCTGAGGTAGGCGGTGTGGAATGCGATGACAATGTGTCGAAATGTTTTGGTGTCGTACCCTTTGGGGGTGGGGATGTTTTTTGTCTCTCCGTCGGGGGCGTGTACGACAATGCCGTCGGCTACTTGCTCAATAGTGGGGTTGTCCATGTACAATATCCTTATGCCTAATATGCCGTCTGATGCGAACCCTCAGAGTTCTAGTATGCCACGTACTCGTGGTCCTATGAGTGCTGCTACTCCTTCTAGTCGTCAACAGGCTCCGTCGATGATGGGTCAGAATGTGAATTTGGCTTTGCCTGCACCTAATCGTCCGATGAGTATTCCTGAACAAGTGATGATGCAAGCGATGCAACGCAGAATGGGATCGATGTAATGCCAAATATGCCAAAGAGTGGTAAGGGCGCTATGAATCAGATGCCGATGATGCCTGAGGGTAGTTTTTCTCAGGGCATGATCGGTAATGGTAATGGTGCGAATACTGAGATGATGATGGAGTTGTTGAAGCAGGGTGGTGGGCAGATGCCTCAACCTATGGCTGATCCGCGTTTGGAAGCTTTAATGCGGATGATGCAAAACCAGCAACGCATGTGATCGAAAATAAAAACCCCCGCTTTAGGCGGGGGTTTTTTCTTGGCCCATTTGTTTTTGTTCCCACGAGTCACAGTAGAAGCCGCCGTCTGCCCAGTCGTCCCATTTGGTGCACCATGCTTGGGTGCCATCTTCGGAGATCTTGCTTTCGTCGAAAAATGTGCATGTTCCACATGCCCCACCTGGGGGTACGTCTTCCGCTAACGCGGGTCGGTAGTTTTCGGGTAAACCTGCTTCACCGCCAGCTTCCATGTCTTGCGCGGCCGACAGGGCCACCATTTCGTCTTGTGCGGCACGTTTTGTTTCGTGGTCGCTGATGAGGTTTCGGTCGTCGTCGGTTACTTTCCAACCGGTACGTGATTTTGCAACATAAAAAGCCATGTGACTACTTTAACAGTTCGCCCATGTCTTTCCAATACACACGCCATTCGTATTGATCGTTAGGCATTGAAGTGTATTCTTTTGCCACGTCGAGAACTTTTTTCTTTTTCTTGTACCCTGCCAACATGGTCACATTCCTTTCTTTTCCAACACCATGCCGATCAGCATGGTAATACAACCGCTCACAATTATTGCGGCAAAAATAAAAACCATCAGCGTACCCGCCATTTTGCTTGCGCCGTTTCTAGTTCGTCCACGAACGGCCATTTTGCGTCCGACAGGGCGGTACGCAACTCACCGGGCATTGCAATTGTTTCACCACGCATATACCTGGACATGGTGATCGAAGGCAGTTTTAAAACCTTGCAGAAGCCTTGAAGAGATTTGGTCGTATCACGAACAAGGCAAGCAACAGGAGACAACTCCGAATCGCCCACAAAAGGAGGCGAAACCTTAGCCAAAACGGTAGGCGCGTGTTCCACACGTTCACTGACACGCCACTGATAATATGCTTCATTAAGCGACCTAACCTGATACTCCTCAAAAAGTACCTCTTTAGCGTTGACGCCTTTCTCATAGCATTCCTTCCCCAACGCCACATTTTGACGATCCGACACAGACGTATACATCCCCGACTCTAAATACACCATTGTCATTTTGCCGAAGCCGTGTTTAGCAGCGAACGCTTTTTGCGACATGCCGCACAGTTCACGAAGTCTCACGTAGGGGTTTTGCATGAGTTTAGAGTACCACATGTTTTAGCGTATTAGGGTGTAAAACGGTAGCGTAGCGAACGTAAAAACGGTAGCTTAGTTACCTCGGAACGCTTCAAAGATCCATGTCGGAACTTGGTAATCCGCTTGGCCCAACGGTTGAGTTAAACGACCATCCGCACCACGCAACGAAGCAGGAATGTTACCCGGATTGAAATCACGCAAAATGTATTGAGTGGCAGGACCCAACAAACCTTCTCCCACAAAATTACTCTCTATCGGCAAATTTTCGGGAATATCGTCCGCATACCTAGACAAAAATTGGGGCAAATCTTTAATGCCAGGAATATCATCCATTGTCGTAATTGACACCATTCCAGGGTTCCGCCATTGAGCACCCCCAGTATCCTCGCCAAGACCACGCATCAACGCACCCAACCGGTTCAAATCAGCCGAATTACCAAACGATTGAACACGCCCAGGTAAAAACTCTGCCCCCACATCACGTGGCATAGGAACACTCTGCGAATAACGGGAAGGCGTAACTTGTGAAGCAGTCGGAGCCCGATACAACTCAGTGCCCCGAGGAATGATCTCATCAGTCTGCCCGAAAAAATCATCAAACAATTTAACGTTAGATTGACCTGTTGCCCGACTTACAAGATTTTTGTCATAGCCAGTCTTAGGAAACTGTAAAAATTCGGCAAGAGCAATAGGGACGTTTCTTGGGACACGCCGTGCCGCTTCCTCAAACATTGGAGCCGCACCCTGTAACCCCTTTGTCACACCACGACCAATCACACCACCAGCAACATACCCCGCAGCGTCCTTCGCCACATCCCCCAAACCCAACTCACCACTACGGGCAGCCGGAGCAGAATACGGTAAAAAGAAATCAGAAAAAGCTTCCTTAACCGGCCTAGCGACAGGAGCCTCAATCTCCCGCTCAAACGTTTCGTTATACGCCTGATCCATCGTCGGCTGACCCTCATAAGGAGACACCGGCACACGCTCTTCACGTTGTGTTCGCGTCTGATTAGGTGGCTCCCCCGCAGGACGCCTACGCCGCTGATTAGATGCACGAAGCACACCAGCAAGCGAAGAAGTATCAACCATGCCTACAGGATACCAAACCTTTACAAAAACATAAGGTTCTGACAAAAGTAGCAGTACGCCGACAAACCATTAATGTGTGCGAACGCCGACAAATGTCAAAACTATACCGAAACCGGTACAGTTCTGCCACACCTGACACAGATCCTGTCAAAAACAAGTCCCCCCGACTAGCCGAAGCCAACGAGGGGAACAATTACTTCTACTATACCAAAACTGCACGACTTACTATACAAAACCTGTTATACAAATCAGCAGCCTCCTACTATACAAACCCACGGCAGTTAGCGTACACAGCAAGTGGCCCCCAGATCGGAGGGCGTTTACATGCATGCCGTCTGGAGGCCACACAGTTAGCGTATCACAGATTCTCCAGCCACAAGACAAAATAGGGGTCAAATAGAAGAATTCGTTGCCGTGATACAACATCGTTTTAGTGTTGCCGTCTGGCAAAGTGTGTTAGGCTGGTGGTGTCGTCATAGTGGCGACAGATTGGGAGAGAGAAAATGAACGGATACATTGTGACGCTGGGTGAGGTCATTAGCCACAGCATTCAGGTTGAGGCTGAGAGCAAAGAGTCAGCTATTGAGTTGGCGAAGCAGCTAATCGGTAATGAGCACGACGAGTATTTAAAACATTACTACGGCTATGAGGTGGGCACTGTTGGCTGGGATGGCTACGAAGAGGCCGAGGTGTCTGATGCCAGCTAGGTGGCAGCTGGCTGTGGTGCTCATTGCCATAGTCGCCGCATCGGTCATCGGATAGGGACAACCCCCGGCCCGCAAGGGTCGGGGGTTTTCTCGTGGGTCTGATCAGAGGAATCAAATGGACTTTTTGGCTGGCTGCCGTTATCTGATTGTTACCAAACTAGGGCTTTGCCTTTTGTCAATCTGTGCTAGTGTTGGGGTAGTTCGGAAAGGTTCCGACAGTAAGGGAGAGTGATGGACACGACTCAGTGCCCTAATCATGAGGGCAATTTTGATTGCACGCCATTCTGCTCAGTGTGTGAAGGTGAGCAGGAATATAACCCGGCGGACACGCCGCTAACCTATCGGGCGATTATTGCCCGCGACCACCACAAAGGCATGGAGTGGCAGCGGCTGTGGACCTCTGAGCACTATTCGGCAGCCGACACCGCGGAGAAAATAGCCGTTGATCGGCTTAGTGCCTACCCGTACGGGACTATGGCATACCTAACAATTGAAAAGGGCAAAGGCCTTCGGGAATTGCTGAAAATTAAGGAGAACAAGTAATGTCACGCAAACACTTTATTGCAATAGCCAAAGTCCTCGCGGCTTATCGTCGATCGATTCAACTAGGACACACTTACACAGCCGAACAGCAATTCGATTTAATGATCGATGACCTTATGTCGGTGTTTCGAGAGACTAACCCGAATTTTGATCGTGGCCGCTTTGTGAGGGCAACACACGACAACTAGGCCACTCTCCCAGTGGAGTACCCCCGCTACGGCGGGGGTACTTTTTTGCCCTGTCGGGGTAGAGGAATCAAATGGACAAACAGGCTGCATTGTTACCAAATTGTCACCACACTAGACACTGTGCCATCTGGCAAACCGTGCTAAGCTGGTGTCATCCCGGCAGCGACCGGGCCTACCACAGGGAGACACCATGCTTCAGATCGAAACCACACGCGGAGTCAACAGCGGCGCCTACGTCATCGGATGCGACGGCACATGCGACACACCACGTCTAGACCACATGTACATCGGCTACGACAGCGAAGAAGCCACCGCACTCTACAACGAATCCCACAACGGCGGCGACGGCCTAAACTAGCCACAACCACACCGGGGCCCTACGGGGCCCCGGTAATTTTTTTTACTACAGGAATCAAGATGGACAAACAGCCAGCACACTTTTAATTTGCCGCAATAAAAATATGGATAACCCCTAATTCCTATCGATCTAATTCTGCCTAATCCATTCCCTAATTCCTATCGATCCATCCCCCGATGTCCCCCAAGCTCTGTCCCCTTGGATGATGTCTAGGCCACTTTTGTGGCCGTCTCCTCTGTCCCTTGCCCTGAACGCCTAGCCGCTCTGCGGCGTTGGGCGTTCAGTGTTGCTTTATTTTTTTGTTTTTTCTTAGATACCGTCGTTGACTCGACGGTATCTAAGAAAAATAGTAGGAGCAAGCTGGCAAAGTGGCTTGGCAATCTAAAAAGGTGCATTTTGCGGGCCGGAATAGGCGACACGCCCACCGAATTGCAAACCTTCGTGGCAAAGTGCCAAACAGCAAAAAGTATGCTAATGTATTCCATATGGCAACCGCCACCGACACAAGGGAGAAGCAAAAATGAGCAGAGGAAATGTCACAGTAACGAGAACCTACGGCCCTTACCGGGACAGCATGGGAGATCGAACAGTGATCACTCTCGAAATACGACACGACGAACAGACCGGCAAAACTACCGCGTCTTTTACTGGTGAGGAATACCGTAAACACTCATCACACCCAATGGCGTGCGGACAGGCCCAAGGATCAGCACCAGAAGCCCTTAAGCAGCTTTGGGATCGCTGGCACCTTAATGACATGCGGGCAGAGTGTGAGCACCAGCGTGCGCTCGGGTTCACCTGGGCAACAAACCCGCAGCACGTGTGTACCGAGTGCGGCTACCGTTTGGGCAGCAGCTGGCTTTTTGAGGAATTGCCACGCGATTTCCTTAAACAGTGCGATGCCGCAGCGGACGGGATTCTGACAACCACTAACTAAACCCTGTGGGGATCCCTTGGCGGGGATCCCCACACCAACCAATAAAGGAGAAACCATGTATTTGATCATTACCGCAAACCAACTAGTAAGCCTTATGTCTTTGCACGTCTTTGCGAGCACTGACAATTTCCCCACAACACAAGTGATCCAAAATTTACAGCTACGACGCGAAGGGGATCAGCTGGTAGTTCACACCACCGACCGTTACTGTCTCGCACGTGGTATCTACGACGTAGACACCGATCACAGCAAAGCGCCAGACGAAGCGGAGCTGGTGGAAGTTTACTTAAATGCCAAAACGGCTAAGTCATTTTTGCCGATGGTGAAAAAAGTAGGCCCCAATGCGATGGTGGTTATCGATGATGAAACGATCACTGTTAAAGCTAATCCAGATATTGTGATCCCGTTGGAGACAATCACAAGCAGCTACCCTGCGGTGGATAAGCTGATCCCTGAGGACGTACACGCCGCACCGGCACAACCTAGTGGCATGGTGTCTTTTAGGCCCGATTTTGTCGCCAAACTATCCAAAGTGATTCTGCCGACAATGGCTAAACAGGATCGTAACCAGCCGTGGATCTTCAGCATCGCGGAGACACGTAAGCCGATCATTTGTCGACCAGTAGTCTGTGGCGATCAAATTGTCGTATTAATCCAACCGAATATCACACCAACCAATTAGAAAGGAGCACGCTGGGGGACCCTACGGGGTTCCCCAGCTACCACCGAGATGGACAAACAGTATCAAGCAGCCTATTTTGCTGCCGACGGTAGTTTCGGTGATGCCATGGACATCACCATTGTGGAAACGACAGATTGGACCGAAGCCGATTGGGCAACAATTGCAACGGCTAATCCAAGTAACAGGCTTTATACCGTTCACACGATCATGTTCAAGCACGTCTACGACAAACAAATGAAGGAGCGGGACGATGTTCAAAATTAAGTATGAGACCCCGGAAAAGACGGGTTGGTTACACACTGAGTATTATTCGCCAGAGGACGCGGATCAGATTGCTAAGCAGCTGGTTGCTGGTGGCCGTGGGGACATTGTTCGCACGACAGTAATCGAACAAGCTGGGCATGTTTATTCCCAATGGCAAACCAATCTGATACGCTAAAACTACGTTAGAAGGGAGCTAAAATGTCAGAATTACACGATCTAGAACAATTCGTGTACCACTTCGTGCATGACCTGGAGACACTTAACGCCAGCATCGAGTATTTGCTGCAAAAGGGTAACGAGGAGCACGAGCAACTAATGAGAGACATCGAGCAGATAAGGAGTAGCCGGGATGCCTATTCGGATGTGGTTCGTCGAAACCAGTAGGGGTACATTGAACCCTTTTTACAATTTGGATGATGCAAAAGCCGAAGCTGCGAAACGTGGCACACGGTATTGGGATACAGAAACTAGGGCATATTATTCGCCGGATGGAGTAAAAGATGACGCTGGTGATAGGCGATCCTGAGGATTGGTGGAACCCTGACGATTGGGTTTACACCGACGATTGGGATTATGCAGACGACGTAATTAAACAGATTAAAGAATTGGAGTGGGAAGATGATGTACGAGGAGCTGAAGCAGCAGATCCTGACGATGCTGCCTGATGCAATTTTTGACGAACAATATGGTACTGGGGAGATCATGATTGCTACTGGCATGGTTAAGCAAGTATCTGGAGAAATAAGGAGTGTGTTACCTGATGAACAGTTCTAAAAACGCCAACCTTGTGTTGTTTACGTTGGCGACTTCCGATAAACCCTTGACAATTAGTGACATGCAGTTCCGCAGCGGCATGTCGTACAACACTGTGAAAAGGACAGTGTTTGCTGATTCCCGCGTGGTTCGACATGAAGGGTATCCGGCTAGGTTCACTATGGAGATGCCGCCAGAATTTGATACGCGGCGCATGGTGATCCAATACGACAGGCCCGAGGAGGGTTGGATCACTTGGTTGAATGAAATCCGACCTTTGTTGGTGAGTATTACGGCTATTTCTAAGGACATGTCTTTGGATGAGGTGGAGCGTAAGTCGACAATGTTTGCTTCGTTGGGGACTTCGTTTTCTACTTTGTCGAAGGATTTGATTGATGCGGTGAACCATGACGACACGATGGATTGGTTTGAGTATTTCCGTGGCGAAGTTGATGGTTCGGTGGATTAAATGACACTTAAGTGGCAGCTAAGTGTCATTTATGGAGAGGACAACTAATGAGGGACTATAACGAACCACAATTTTGGGTTGATGACATTTATGACATGACACCCGAGGAGCTTCAGTATGAAGCAGATCATTATAAAAGGTTGGCTCGACATGGGCCTGCTTCTAAGAATAAGGCGTATCGGTTTGCTTACTACCGGTACACGGCAGCGAAAGAATTATTGGATAAGTTGAAAGGGTAAAGCTAATGGTGATGATGACTAAGACAACGTTTGACATTTTGGATAAATATGATGAAGCGGAGGAGCAGAAACGTCTCATTGTCCTCGCTGAGCAGGAAGTTAACGACTTAGGTAGGTCATATCAGGCACAGAAAGAACTTTTGGGCATGGTTGAGCTGCGGTGTCAGATCCGAGCGCACCGGTTGGAGCAGATGGGTCAAGACGTTAAGGACATTGCCCGTTTGTTTGGTGTGGAGCCTAAGGTTGTCCGCAAATGGTTGAAAGGGTTTACACCTAGTGTCGTTATTTAAGGACGTTTCGGATCTGCAAGCTCGCAGAAACAAATACTTGGAGTCTGCTGAGCAAAAACGCACACAAATTGCACAACTTATTGGTGAGCTGGAGCAGGCAGATAAGGCTGAGCTGCAAAGTAAACGTGAGCTTGCGGATCTGAAACGTCGTGCTGAAGATGAACAGTTACGGGATGAGTCGAAACGTCAGGCTGAGCAGGTTGAGTCGGATCGGTCACAGCTTGAACAGTTTTACACCGACAGGGCTTACGACAAGGTGTGGTACACGGGTAACGATGAAGTGGGGCAGATTTTGCCGTTCCAATGGCATGGTGCCATGTTTGGGGCTGCTGCGGGACGTTGGATCCTCGGGGACGGGATGGGTCTGGGGAAGACACGTCAAAGCATTGGTTGGTTGGATTTGGTGCAAGCGAAACGTGTGTTGGTGGTGTGTCAAGCGGACGTGTCGGATCAGTTCGCTGGGGAGATTATGACGTTGGCTCCACACCGTGACGTGTACAACTTGTACAAGAAGACACCGAAGAGACGTCACGCTTTGCTTGATGAGGCGATGCGGCAGGAATCTTTTGTTGTGGTGGTGAACTTTGAAATTTGGCGTAAAGATAAGCCTTTGTTGGCAAAGATGATGATGGCGCAAATTGATTCGATCATTGTTGATGAGGCCCACAATTTGAAAAACACGTCAACGTCGAACTACCGGTATATCGAACAGTTGGTGATGGCGGATAACCAATGCCCACAGTGTGGTGGTTTGTTGGACGGTTTATATAGTGAGGCTCATAAGCCTCGGTTGGTGCCTAAGCCGTGTGCTTCGTGCGAATGGAAAAAGGGTGACAGTCCTGAGTATCAGTTTTTGTTAGATGAGAAGTTGGAAACGAAGTCGATGAAGAATTTGTGTTTTACGACGGGTACACCGTTGTTGAATAGTCCTTTGGACATTTACGCTTTGCTGCATTTGTGCGATCCGGTGTTGTTTAAGTCGAAGGCACGGTTTCTGTCGGCGTTTACGGTACAGAATTACCATTCGGGTAAGACAGAGTTTAAACCTGGTCAGTTGGAAGCGTTGAAGCCGCTGATTGAGGGTCGGTTTATTGCTCGGACACGTGAGGATGCGGGCATTGTGTTGCCGACACAGCGTAAACATGTTGTGCGTGTCGATTTGGAGAAGGAAAGCTATCCGAAGCAACATAAGGTGGTTCGTCAACTGAGTGAACGTGCACAAATCATGTTGGATAGTGGTGAATCGATGACAATTATGCACCTAATCAGCTTGATCACGCGTAAAAGGCAAGCGAACGTGTGGCCTGCTGGGATCGAGCTGAAAGACAGTGAAGGGGAAGTGGTGTTTTCTGTTGGGAGCGAAGTGAGGGAGTCTGCGAAGTTTGATGAAGCTGAGCAGCTGATTATGCAGATCCATGCTGAGGGTCGACGACAGGTGGTGTTTAGTCAGTTCAGTACTGCTTTGGCGGCGTTTGGTGAACGTTTGGAAGCTGCGGGCCTACGTGTGGCATTGTTGACAGGTAAGACGCCACGTAAGCTTCGGCAGGAGATTAAGGACAACTTTTATTTAGCTAAGGAGGAAGTCCCGAAATGGGACATTGTGTTATGCAATTACAAAACGGGTGGGACGGGTTTGAATCTGACTGCTGCCAGTGCGACGCACATCATCGACGAAGAATGGAACCCTGGCAAGCGCGACCAAGCTTACGCGAGGACAGACCGCATTGGTCAAGAGCTGGAAAACGACGTCTATATTTACCGGATACCAGCATCCATAGATACATGGATGAGCAACACGATTCACCGCAAAGAACAGATGGTTTCGGCATTTACTAATACGGTGACGGATAAAAATGACTTGTCGGCTGATAGTCTTGCTGACGCGATGCGGAATGGAGAAATACTGTGAGCAAGGATCCTTTTGCTGATGAGTTGGATGACTTTTGGGGCAACGCCAACTATGTCCTCTACGAACCACACCAAGACGACTACACGGTCATTGAGATTGAGAAGCAAGGTGTGGGCAGGCCAATGTCAGAACCAAGTGATATCACTGACATTACGTCGACAGGGCGTAAACGTGCCGCCATGATGTACCCGATCTTTAAGAACATGACCTGCGAGTGGGCGGGACTTAAGTTCGCTGGGGGTGGTGTTGAACCAATCATTGGTTGTGCAGGCAACATTATTCAACCAAGCAAAGGACCCGACAAGGGTGATAGACATCACGGGCCAGACAAAAACGTCATCAACAACAGCCCACAAAACGTACACAGGGTATGTTCTAAGTGTCATAACCGCTGGCACGCGAAGAACAACAAGTATTATGGGGATCGGCCACCAACAGACGAACCCTACGAACCGTTGCCAGAGTATGATTGGCAGCAGCACGACCCAGAAACAAAAGCAACTGAAGAAGAAATCGAAAAAAACGAAAGCTGGTGGGCTGGTAACCGCGAGTTGCTTGCCGATGTCAGTACTGAGTGATAAGGTCAAATAAGAAAGGACGGAAACCATGTTTTTATGGCTGGATCTAGAAACTGTCGGGCTTGACCCCGACTCGGGAGAAATACTCGAAGTAGCGTGGTTTATCAGCGACAACTGGGAGCTGCTGACCAACGTGAAATCGCACGTCGTCACACCTACGCGTGACACGTTTGAACTGATTAAGCAGGACATGTTTGCTCAAACAGTTCACTACGACAACCTGCTGATGGCAGATTTGTTGTGGAACCGTACAGTGCTGCTCGAAGATATCGAAGACATGATTCTGAGAGACTTGCACCGAAACAACGATCAAGACGTGGTGCCCATTTTGGCGGGCTCGTCAGTGCATTTCGATCGTAGTTTCATTCGCAAATACATGCCACGACTTGACGACCAGCTCAGTCACCGGCATTTTGATGCCAGCACGTTGATGATGTTCTTCAACAGTCTCGGCTACTACGACTATGCCAAACGTGAGTACAGCAGTACACACAGGGCTTACAACGATGTGCAGGACAGCTACAAGTTGGCCCGCAAATATGTGAACATGATGAATTTATTGGTTGATGAGATTGAGGATGATAACGATGCCCAGCGTAAGTCACAGTGAAGTAGACAACTACCTTCTTTGCCGACGTAAACACTATTACGGTTACGGGTTAAGCCTGCAAAGGGTTACCGAATCGGCAGCTCTTGCAACAGGGGTTGCTGGGCACAAGATCCTTGAAAGCTTTTACAAGCACATCTTGGACAACGGTATCGAAGCGGCAGAGCAAGCTGAAGCGTTTGATGCTGCCTTAGCTTTGGCGAAGAACGTGTACCAGGAAATTGTTGACGAGGGTTACCAAGACAACGATCGTCGAGCGAAACTACACGACATTCTTTTCCACGAAGAGTACGGTTACTTCGCTAACGAATTCTTTATCAACAAGGGTTGGCGTGTGCTTGCTGTCGAATCCGAATTTAACCTGGTGTACGACGACGACACTGAAGCAAGCTACCCGTTCGTGGTGGACATGATTGTGCAAGACACTGACGGTAACTATGTAGTCATCGATCACAAGTTTGTGTACGACTTTTACACGCCAGAACAAACCGACCTGCAACCACAGATTCCCAAATACATTGGGGCTTTGCGAGCACTCGGACACGAAGTTTCCTACGGTGCCTACAACATGCTTCGCACCAGGAAAATTAAAGAGCCTACTGTTGAGAGCAACAACTATCTGATGATATTGAAACCCAATAACACTCGGGTAGTTAACACGTTCATGGAACAGTTAGGCGTTGCTGCTGAAATCCAAGCACTGAAAGAACTACCGATCGAAGAGCAAGACAAACGGGCTTACCGCACAGCCAACAAAATGGTGTGCCAATCCTGTTCGTTCAGAGATTTGTGTTCGACAGAGCTGATGGGCGGCAACGTTGAGTTAATGAAGAAAACTGAATACAAAATTAGACAGCGTAAGGAATTTTCCTTATCTTCTCCAATGAAAGGCAATGATGAATAAGTTAGATTCTCTGCTTGAGCGGATGACTGACTTAGGATCCGAGAAGGTCAGTAAACACCTAATGGCAATGCTTTATGGCAAGCCAGGTACTGGCAAGACGGTCCTGTCGGTTGGTTTAGCAAAGAAGATTGTCAAGAAAGGACAGAAGGTCCTTTACATTGACACCAAAGAAGGTTGGGTCTCCTTGGAGAACCACTCGGCTTTGTTGAAAGATGTGGTTCGCATGAACTACGAATCGTTCAACGACCTGGCAGTGATCGCTAACGCGATTGCTAACAAAGAACACGGCCTCGGTAAAGTGGGAGCTGTCGTCATCGACGAGTTCTCTACCGCAGCTGACATGCTCCTCGACGACCTGTTCCGTGCAGACGTGGGGGCTCAGAAGGACGTGATCCCGACAGAAGTGTTGGATGCGAAACTGTATAAGCCTATGCAGGATGCGTGTCGACGTGCTGTCGAACTGTTCCAAAACCTTGCAGGTATCCACGTCATCCTCGTTGCACACGAACGGGAAGTTGTGGACCACCGCAAAGTGAAAGTGATTAAGCCTGGGTTTACCCCAAAGAACAACGATTCTTTGCAGAAGCTCATGCACATCACTGCTCACGTCACCAACGAAATCAAAGGTGCTGGTAAGAACACGACGTATGAACGTCTTGTACAGTCACACCCGAGTGCGTTGGTGGATGCGAAGAGCCGTATTGGTGGCTTGCCGCTTATGACTTCACCGGAAGATTTTGTTGCCGTAGTAGCCGACTGGCTAGGCGACGGATCTAAAGGTGTTGTTGCTGAACCACAAGGTTTAGCATCTGATGAACTGCCGGACGAAGGCATCCCCGTCTCTGAAGAATTCACTGAAGATGACGAGCCTGCTTACTCTGGCGAATGACAACGAAAGGAAATGAATAATGGCATTGCTAGCTGATTTCGGCATTGATGCAAATGAAATTGATATCCCCAGTACTGAACTTGAGGACGGTGTTTACGAATTCGAGGTAGGTAGTGTGTATGTCAAAGAAGGGTCAAAGGCACACCCTGACCGTTCTTGGATCATCATCGAATACATCATCGGTGACACTGGCCTACGGAAGTCGGAACTTTTTGAACTTCCCCAAGATCCAGAGAACATGACCGACAAGGAGACACAACGCCTCGGCTATTACGTGTCACGCCTTGTTGACCTGGGCATTCCGCGTGAAGAAGTCAACAACGTTGGCGATGAAGACTTGGTTGGTCTTCGTGGCACGCTTCAGCTTTACTCCCAAGCGGGTAAGGGTGCAAACGCTGGTAAAATGTACCAGAACATTAAGAATGTAAAGGTTGGTAAAACTCCTTCGGCTGCTGCCCAGCCTAAGTCGAAGGAAGCCCGACAGACAGCTGCGTCTAACCCCTTCGCGTAGCTTCGGGCACGGTGGCCCCAAGGTTTCTCTCCCTTCCCTTGGGGCCACCACTCTAAAAGGACGGATCATGGAACAGGCAGAAGAAGAACTTACAGAGTTTTACGACTACTTGTGGGGCGTTGAGGAAGTATCCATTGACCCCACATACGTGTACACCCCTGTCGAATATGAAGGCAAATGGACGCCTTACATGTTCGCGTGGCCCAGGCAACGTAAAGCTGTCGTCAGGCACACACTCAAATGGGCGGCAGTACACGCCAACGTGTTTTTCTCACCAGCTATCTACAAGGCAGCTAAGCCGGTGAAAGAAAACGTGTTAGGCAGTTGGTCGTTGTGGGTCGACTTTGACGGCAACGCACCAAAAGAATGGGATGAAGACATTGCACCGAAACCCACATTGGTGGTGCAGTCATCGATTGAAGGGCATGAGCATTGTTATTGGAAGTTGGATAAGTTCCTTACCGACATTGAACAGTTGGAGGATCGCAACCGTGCATTGGCTTACCTGATGCATGCGGACACGTCAGGCTGGGATGCTGACCAAATCCTGCGACCGATACGGACAACTAATCAGAAACGTGACATGCCTGTGATTGTGAAGGATTGGGAGAGGTGACGAAGACATACAGCATTGAAGACTTTGACCGCATCCCCTCAGCACGTCGCATTGTTAAAGGCGACTTGGTGTTGGGGGAACTACCACCGTTAGATGAAGTTCGCACACTGGCGCATTGGACGACAGAGCTTTGGGAGAAGTTCGGTAGAGGACCGGCTGACTTTGCGGGACCGCCTAAGCGGGACCGTTCAGCTGCCATGTCTGAACTGGCGCACCTTGGTGCTGAGCTTGGTTGGTCTGATGGACAAATAGCAACCATTTTGTATGACGCTGACGACAGGTGGGGCAAGTATAAGACTCGTCATGACCGTGACCGTCGCATTGTCGATTTCATTAACCGTGCTAGGCAAAAGCATGGTTACAATTCGTTGCAGAACGTTGACCTGACGTCGATGATGCAGTCCGCCACGAGCACTGGTGGTGTGTTGGGCGAATCGAAACTGGTGTACGGGTATCAAGATTTTGTTGATGCTGATTTTAAAGTGGAGTGGATCCTTGACGGGTTGTTGGCTCAGTCGGGGTTTGGTTTGATTACGGGTTACCCTGGGACGGGTAAGACACAGTTGTCTATTGCGTTGGCAGCACATTTAGCATTAGGTGAGAAAAAGTTTTTGAAGTGGGATAACAAAGCTGGGTCAAAGAAAGTCATGTTCCTGTCGTTGGAGATGAGTGCCGCCCCATTGAACCTTTTTATGGGCACGATTGGTGGGGCCTACCCTGACAAGAACACGTTGAACAGGAACTTCATGGTGGCACCGTTTGGTATGCCCATCCATTTAGATTCACCCGAAGGACAAGTGTTTTTCGATCAGCTGATGAATGACCACATGCCTGACGTGATTGTGATCGACTCATTGCAGAAGATTAGCTCGAAGGAGCTGACCGATGAGCAGGCTGTGAAGACGTTGATTCATTACCTGTCGGTGGTGCGGGAGAAGTATAAGTGTTCTATGGTGCTCATTCACCACAACCGTAAGAAACCAAATGACGGTCAGAAGAAAGGTGTGGAACTGTCGGACATATATGGATCTACCTATATCACGACAGATGTTGATTTCGCGATATCGTTGAAAGTAGTGGAAGGTGACCTGTTGCAGGTTGACGTGCTGAAGAACCGTTTAGGTCCCACGTTGGATGCGTTTCAAATTACTCGCAACCCGGAGAACCTGAGCTTCACTACTGACTTGGCTCACTTGTACGATCAGTACAAAAATAAGGATGGCGACATTGATATTTGAAGACATTGACCAGCAAAGTTTGCAGGTGCTGTCGGATTTGGTGGCAGCTGAACCTGATTTTGTGGCGGTGGACACTGAGACGACAGGTTTGCGCCTTTTTGACCCCAAAACACGCACCATTGGAGTGAGTTTCGCGGCCTATGCTTCAGGAAGGGCGTACAGCCACTACATACCGCTCGACCACCCCACAGGGCATAATTGTACCGACGAAGTGAAATCGGCGCTTAGAGAGGCTCTCACGGACTCAAATTTTTCGTTAGTGTTCGTAAATGCCCAATTTGACATCCTCGCACTCGAAAAACTGGGCATTGAAGTAGCAGACAAAAACTTTGTGGACGTCCCCACAATGGCCCACCTCATCAACGAAAACAAACCCTACAACAAAGGGCTCGACTCACTCGCACAGTACTACCTCAAAGACGTCGGCAAATATGTAGACGACGAACTTGAAAAAGAAAAAAAGTTGGGCTGGCCCAACACAACTTGGGAACAAATGTGGCCCTACGCCATTCGAGATGCAGAACTTACCTGGCGGCTCTACGACCACCTGTCGAAAACCCCCGAATGGGGTAACCTCCCTGAAGGTTTCTGGGAACACAAACAAAACCTGATCCGGCTACTCATGTCCATGAAACGACACGGGGTACGAATTGATCAACAACTTGCATCCAAATATGTAGACATCGGAAATTCAGAAATGTCACAAATCATAGACGAATTGCAAGTCAACCCTGCAAGCCCCAAACAGCTCAAAGAACTACTCATCGACCAACTGGGCCTACCCGTTGTTAAAACAAGCCCACGCACCGGATCACCCAGCTTCGACAAAGAAGCAATGGGCATGTACGACCAGCTGCTCGAAAAAATGAACAACCCCACAGCAAAACTCATCAAAAACTTCAGAGGCTGGCAGAAAGCCGTCAGCGCCTCCTACAAACCCTACCTAGAGCTTGTCGACTCTGATGGAAGATTACGATGCTCATACAAAACACACGGAACAGCTACAGGCCGCCTGTCGTGTTCTGAACCTAACCTGCAACAGATCCCCAAAACATCCGACAAAGCCTGGAACGGCAAAGTCAAAGAATGCTTCATCGCCCAACCAGGTTACGTCCTCATTAACGCAGACTTCAGCCAACTCGAATTACGACTCGCCACAGCCTACGCAGGTGAAGAAGAACTCAAACAAGTATTCAACGAAGGTCGAGACATTTTCACCGAAATGTCCAAACAGTTAGGCATGACCAGGCACGAAACTAAAACCCTCGTCTACTCAATGCAATACGGTGCCGGAGAACAACGCCTCATGTCAGCCTTCGGAGTAACCAAACAAGAAGCCCGAAAAATACGGGAAAACTATTTCGCCACCTACCCCAACTTTAAACAATTCAACGAACGATGCACAGCCCGAGTCGAACAGACAGGCATCATCAAACTATGGTCCGGCAGATACCGACACTTCGACGACAAAACCGAAGCCTACAAAGCCATGAACAGTGTTATCCAAGGCGGAGCAGCAGACATTGTAGAACGCATCATGGTTAAAGCATGGCAAGAACTCGAATCAGATGACTGTCGGATCCTGCTACAAGTACACGACTCCATCACGTTTGAAGTAAAAGAAGAGCTGGCAGACGAATACATTCACAAGATCCAACATGTAATGGAAGACGTCAACGCTGTCACCGGCGACATAACCTTTGACGTCAAGTTCGATGTCGATGTGGGATACTGGGTAGATGAGTAAGATCGGCTACTACCAATGCCCCGAATGCGGTTACCGAGACATTGACCGGGAACTGGCAGAATCACACTGCACAGACGATCAAGGAACATTTTGGTAATCAGCGTAGACCCCGGAGATACGACAGGTATCGCCTACTGGACTGACCAAGGCGAGTTTGTTGAAAAAGAAATGCTTACCTTCGACCAACTTGTCGACCGGCTTGAAACCCTTGACGACGTAAAAACTATTGTGTGCGAAGATTACCGTCTACGACAGGGCAAACAAATGGTGCAAACAGGCAGCCGGTTCCTTGCCGTGCAAGTCATCGGTGCATTGAAAGCTTACTCCAAACGTGTCAGAGCAACTTTCGTACTTCAACAACCTGGTGTGCTCTCTGTGGCCGCTTTGCACTCGGGAGTGAAACGCCCCAGCAACCACAAAGAAAGCCACGACGTAGACGCCTACAACCACGGATACTACTATTTTGAAACCAAAGGTCTGCTTAAACCTAAACCACTGTGATAAAATCTAATGCACCCCTAGTTACCGTCCTGACTAGGGGTGTTTTAATCTCCAGGGAATCTTAGTTTAATTCCGTACACGGCTGATTCGGGAGCCCACAAACGTCGCCTAGAAGTTCCCTTGCTACTCGAAGCGTCAATGATCATCCCATCGCCTGCGTAAATCGCAATGTGGCTGCCGTCTTTCCAACCCACAATGTCCCCAGGTTGTAAGTTGTCCAGAGATGTACGCACACCAGGAATGTTGCGGCCCTGCCAACCCGCAGAATGCTGACTGATGTCATATCCCGCCTGGTTATACACGGCCATCACAAGGCCCGAACAGTCAATACCCTGAGCAGTCTTACCACCCAATTGGTAAGGCGTCCCAGCGTAGCTTTGAGCACTTCGCACAACATCCTGTCGACTCTGCGACAGGTTGCCATCAACCTCAAAATCACCCTGCTCACTTGACGCAAACCCCGCAGAACTACCGCCCTGACCAGTGTAAGCATTACCCTGCTGAGCATTGGTAATTTCTTTCGCACGTTGGCGAAGCATCTCCTGCTCACGCTTCTCAGCCAACTGCACAGCATTCTCAGACGCTGTAGCACCAAGATCATCAGCCTGCTGCATCCTCTGATCAAACAAATCATTACTGCCATAAGACTGCTCACCAGCAGTCATCGGCTCTTCAAGGGGCCGTGTAGCAGGCTGGAACACACCACTAAACGTGTCAGCCCTGCTTACTGTCGGATCATTCTTAACAAAATCTCGAACAGACTGTAAAGGATTCTTCCTACCAGTGTTGTTGGAACCCGTCATACTCATTGGTTAGCCGCCTCGTTTCGCGCCTCAATTTCGGCGTAATTAATGTAACTAGGTCTACTATAGTTCCTTACCCCAAGACCAAACGCCCAGTTGAATGCCGACAACCATTGGTCAAACGCTTGCTTATCCCCCGAAGCAATACGAGATTGTTCCTCAAAACCACCCGTCACACTGCGACCAGTGATGTTCGACACATAGTTGATACCAGGGATAGACGAGTCAATAAAGTCGCTGACGTCACGAATAGGTGCTTGAGTACCCAACCTAGAACCTGCAAGCAATTCAATAGGTGTGCGAATAATGGGGTTAGTCATTTGTACGATGCCCGCTACTGGGTCAGAGAACGTGTCGCTAAACACATCAATGTTGGCAAAACCAGGATTTATCGCAATGTATTGACCCTCAAATTGGAACTGAGGCCCAGTCATGTCTTCTGTGAGGAAGCTGGGGAACATTTGATCTTCGGGGAAAGGATCGTATAGCGAGTAAGGGTCAATACCCGCAGCGATAGCGGCATTGTAGGTTGCCTTAGGAATAGTGGTTAGCGTCCTTGCGGGGTTGATCATGGCAGATTCAACCAAAGCAACAAGGGCTTGCTTGTACCAGTTGTAGAAGGGGAAAATACGACGCATGTATTTTGCCTCAAAAGCAGTAAGCAAAGCAGGGTCGGGGTGGTATTTGAGAGCCGACTCGATAGCAATTTGTCTTGCTTCAGCCATCGTCTTAGGAGTAACAACGTTACCCAAACCTCGAACAAACTGTCGGGGTTTACCAGAAGCAGTAACCTGGCTAAGTTGATCCATCACTTGTGAGTAATGGGCAAGCCTAGCTTTGTTTTCTACAAACTCCGACACGCCCAAAGCAAGTTGCTCTAGACGGCCACCGCGAGTACCAAGACCGAGGGTGACCGCAGCACCCCCAACGTCTGCAATACGTTTTGCAATACCGTCTAAACCTTCGTCGTAAATGTCTTCCGCTCGCCTACCAACAGCTTTCAAAGAGTTGTTGTAGTCCGACAAAGCTTCGTTAGCGGTAAGTTTACCTAAGCGACCGCTAATCACTGTTTCACCACCGGCAGGTGCTTGCTCGCCCAACTGGGTTAAACCGCGAAGAATGTCCACATCTTTGTAATTGTTGTCAAACGACATAATCTTGTACGCATTGCGTTCCCCGCGAGCAAAACCATTCGTACCCAAAGCAACCCACCGAATCGACTGACCACCAATTTCGTTACGGATATGGTGACCAGTGCGAATAACAGTAACCGTGTACTTCCACGTCAACATAAACGGATCCATCGTGTCGGTCCACCAACGACCAAACTCGGACTCCAACTGTCGAGACGTCCTAAACGCTTCATCCATTCGACCAAAAATGTACGCAATCTCGGGGTCAACATACAAATTGTCCGGGAGGTAAGCACCGAAAGCTGTTTTACCGTCAGCGACAAGTTGCACAAAGCCTTTAGATTTTGCTTCCGCAGCACTCCGAGTAAGCAAACCTTTAGGTGCCATATCCAACACAAAATTGTCAATAAAAGCTGCCTTAGTTGCCACATTAAACACTGCCGCGTTTACACTGGCAATAAACCCAACCGGGTCCTCAATGTCACCCCAGTTTGACCACTGCCGAAGAGCCGCCGACACAACGTCAATTCCTTCCTCTGCGGCAACACGTTCAGCAAGGTCTATATCAAACCATGCACCATTTTCCGGCAACCGAGCCATGCCAGTACCCGTTTTACCCAACACTGCGTGAGACTCAAGAGACTTAGCAATCTCCTCAATAGTGGCACCACTTCGACCAAAACCAGTATCCGCAATTGTCTTAATTAAATCATTAGCTGTACCAAACAACGGAGCGGTTTCACGTTCCAACAACGTTTGTGCGTAACGAACCAAATCATTAGCTTCGTCGGCAGCTTTATTACCTGTTTGAATGTTACGCATCGCTTGAACAAGGATAGGTGTACGGGCGGCAACAGTGCCTCCAAGGGCTTTGTCATTTTTAATAACACGTAACCGTTTTTCAATCTGCTTTGCCCAGTTTTGCGCCTGTCGGTTAGGAGCCAAAAACTTTAAGAAAGCACTTAAATGGTCACGAGTACCCATCCGCCAACGACTATTAAGAGCACTAAGGACACGTTCACGAGAAGTTGCAATACCCGTAATCGGATCTAAACCAGAAGAAGCCTTAGCAATGTTATATTCCAAAATTGTGTCTTGGTATTCTTTAACCGACTCAGCCTGGTCACGCATCGCATCATCAAAACCACTCGGGTTAGCCTGAACCTCGTCAGCTGCACGAAGGCCATCTTCTTTAATAGACTCAGCAGCCTTACGGTCATTCTTAACCGCCTTCTGACGAGCTTCAAACACATCATTGCGGTTACCCGTTTTACGGGCAGTCACAATATCCTCAGCAGCCTTCACCGCATTACGAACCGACTGAGGAATAGCAGCCCGCAAAGCCTCCGCAGAAAACACTGCACCAACCTCACTCACATCAATCGGTGCAATAAAATCTTTCAACATTTTGCCCACGTTGCGAATAGCCAACATTGCTTCCGCATTGCGTGTCGGATCTTTCAACATGTCGACAAGGTTCTGAGCAACCATCGGAGAAACCGTCTGGAAATCAGTGATATCCCGAGCAAGGTACTGTTGCTTGCGAATCTGAGCAACCTCATCTAACGTACCCCGGCTGCGGACAATCGCGTCAGCAAGAATCTCCGCATTACGAACCGGATCCCACTGGGCATAATGCCCGATAGTTTCGCCCTTTTCGTTTTTGTTAGGTACCCAACGGAAGCCGTCACCATCTGTCGGCCTGTTAGCACCAGCTCGGTGACCAAAATAGTACGTAACATCTTCTGGGTTAGCGGGAGTGTCTTTAGCTAACCAGTTATTGTTCGGCTTATCATTCCAACGGTTAGTTCCGCGGCGCAAAATCTCAAACACTTCAGACTGACTAGCCCCACGCATCGCAGCAATAGTCGCATCACCCAACAAAGTTACATCCATACCCGTATCACCATTAAACATGACAAGACGCATACGGTTTATGTCATCAACGTTCCGACCCAACACTTCGTAAATGTCTTCAAAACGAAGCGCCTCAGTGACACGCTCAGAACCATAAAAAGCATCAATAGTAATAGGAATACCGCGAGCCGACACCCAATCATTCCAGGCACGCATCGACTGCAAAGTTGCGGACTCCAAGTTAGCCGACAGGTCAAAACCTTGCCACGCATTACGCTTCCTAACACCCTTCAAAAACTTAGGCGGTTCAATGTAAATTGGCTTATTTTCCGCATCACGCAAAACACGGCCCGCCGCGTCGCGTTCAGGAATACCCCTAAACAAAACACTCATACCCTTACCAAGATTCTGGTAAAAAGTCATCTGAGTAAACGAACCATAAGTATCCTGAACCCGAGCAACACCACCACCCTTAACAGGATCCGTTTTAAGAACTTTCAACACACCATTCTCAAGAATGAACTTATAGTTCTTCTTCAAATACGCTTCATCAAAATTAGTTCGCATCGTAATCGCACCAGCCTGCGACATTGCACGAACAATGTCCTGCAATACATCCGTGTTATCAAAATTCATCCTGTTAACTCGGATGTTGTCCCGACTGAGCATCGCACGCAACATCTCAACAAAACCATCATCATTAGCAAGACTCTCAGCAGCCTCGTCGACAGGGGCCGGAGGAGCACCATTCACAACCGCAGCAAGCCGTTGAACCATGTCCTGCTGAGCATTCCTAAACTGTGGAACACTGATATCAAATGATTTCAAAAGCTTCGCAGAAGAACTACCGCCCACAACGTTACCCATTGCTTCCACAACGCCATTACGAGACAACACATACTGTGCATCATCCAAAAACTTCGCAAACTGTGGCTCATCCATCTGACGCAAAGCATCAAACAACCGGTTACCGCCCGTGTCGAAAATAAACCTAGCGTTCTCTAGCTCAACGCCTTCCATTTCCGCAAGGCGAGCAACAGCCGCAGCCGCCCCGCGAACAACTGGTGCATCATCCGACAGTTCCCCAAACAAATTAACACCAGGGTTAGTCTCAGCCGCCTGACGATACTTCTGATACAACGGTTCAGTAATCGAATCAATAGTGTCAATGTTTTCATCAAGCCACCGATCGTACTCAGCTTTAGGCAACTTGTTAATAGTGTTCTCAAGGCCCTGTAAAGTGGGGCTTTCCAGTTTCACGCCACCAATTTCGTCAAACGGAATGGCAATGTCGTCAAGTTTTCCAGCTTCCGCAAGGCTAGCAACTTCGTCAGACCACTGATCAAAATCAAGAATTTCTCTAGGTACCGTAATTTTAGGTACAGGCATCGGCTCTTGAAGTTTCTTCAAGAAACTATCCATCTGGTTACGACGTTTCAAACCACCCGAAGCACCCTTCGGAAAAATTTTGTTATCGTTAATAAGTTTCCGCAAAGGCGAAATAGCTGCCTCTTTAGCAGGCTTACTTGCGTCAATGTTCTCCCGAATAAACTGGGCGGCCTGAGCGGGGTTAGGTGTCTTAGTCGCATCGTCTAACGTAGGTGGGGGTGTCGGAGCTTCACGAATAACTCTGGCCGCAGAAGACTCGGCAGCTTCTTTAGCTGCTTTACTAGACGCACCTGGTAATGATTTACTAGCACCTCGGAGAACTTCTCCGGCTTTTCCCCAACCTTTAGCAAGCGCAGCGCCAGGGACCCACGTAAGTGGATCAAGAACAACGTCACCCAAAAAACCAACTACACCCTTATACGTAGGATTAACGTTATTTGCAACATCTACATAATTTGGGTCGTTACGATTCTCAACATCTTCAGCTTTTTCAATAATGTCAGCCCAATAAGGCTTATTACTAGGGTCATCTGAAAAGAAACCCGTAAACGGCGCAGCCAGAAGTTCGCCAACAGGAGCAAACTTTTCACCGGCACTAACATCCTCACCAGCAGCTTCACGTTCTTTAATTTCATCAAACTTTTCAGGAAGCTCGACAGCTTTCATCACCGGGTTGCTGACAATGCGAAGCGGCCTCGACAAAATGTCAATAGTGCGCCCAAGAAAACCAAGATTTTGTGATTGGTTTGTCCGCTCGGGGAACTCTACCGATGCGGGCGTACCCCGCCGCGGACTAATCTGACTTAAATACTGTGAATAGTAATTAGAAAAATTATCTGAAGGAGGAGGCGTGATGGTCATTCGTCCTCCTTACTGGATGGGAAACAGTGCCTCGGCTTGCTGAATAGCGGCTTGAGCTGCTGCAAAAGCTTCCTCATCGCTGTCATAATCCTGTCTAATATCTGACCACAATTGTAGTACTTTATCTTGTCGAGAAAGTGTCGTTTCAAGTTGCAGTTCAGCAGCCCTTTGAGCAGCTTCTGTATCTGGTTGTGGGTTATAGAATTGGTTAAATGCCTGCTCAGCTTCCATCTCCTGCAAAGCCCGCTGATACGGGTTAAACGCCTGCTGAGCCTGAGCACGCTGCATTTCTAACTCAAACAACTGGTCAGCCAACTGTTCCGTCGCACCACGTTGGTTTTCCAAAGCACCCTGCTGGGCAACTTGAGCCATGTTCGTTGCAAAACCACCCGCAGTTGCACCAAACTGTTCCGTAGCACCCAAAGTAGACGCACGGTTAGTTTCAAGACTCGACAGGTCCTCCGCCTGCGACAGTGCCATTGGGTTGATAACTGTCGGAGCGGCTTCCTCAATACCCAAACGGGCCATCTGATCGGCAGCCTGTTGTTGGGCAGAACTGTAAGCATCTTGAATGTTGCCCGTTGCACTGTCGTAGGTTTGGCCGACACCCGCGGAAGCGCCACCATAAATGTCACCAATACGGTCAACGTTAGCTTGGGTTTCGGAAGCATACTGGTTGTACATATCTTGAATAGCACGCATCTGTGCCTCACGACGTTCCATCATGTAATCAGCGGCTTGATCGTAAGGGCTGCCATCAAACTGATTTTGTGCAACCATGTCAGTAAATGTTTGCCCGCGGGGATTAACTGGTGTGCCCCGACCTGCCATCATTTCTTCGTAGCTCCACCGAGGATCTCCAGGAACAATTGGGCCAGGGATCAGCTCTTCAGAAGGTGCTGATGCAGCTGCATTTTGACTTTCCTCTAAAGCACGTTCCAACGCTTCTTGTCTTATCCGTTCTTCGTAAGTTCCTTCAGGTAAAAGATTTGGAAAGAAATCCCTAGAATCTACCGGAGCTACTGGAACATCGTATTTTTCGCTCGTGTAGTTTTTTTCTTCGCCAGTAGGCGTGGGTGGTCGAAGATAGTCGTCTCTTGTTTTTACTCTTACTTCGTTAGTAGCCATTATCGAGTCCTATACTCTCCGGCTTGTGCAGCACGAGCCATCGCATTAACACGGGCAGCCTGACGACGCTCCTCAGCAGAACTACGACGCTGAGCAGCCTCCAAAGCAGCATCCTCAAAGAACCGTGTACGACCACGTTCCATCGACTGTAACTGGTTTTGCATACGGTCCTGGAAATCAGCATACGTTTGAGCAAAATCGCTAGAACGAATCATGCCACGGCCAGCAAAATCATCACGAGTACTACGAGTACCCCGAGAAGCGGCACTAAAGGGGTTAAAATCGCCCTCATAGTCCCACTGCCCACCACTGTATTTTGGTGTAGCACTGCGAGCCATCGGCCCAGCTTCATTCTGATCGTAACCGGTAACAGGCATCATTGCTTGTTGGATTGCCGACAGGGCGTCAGCACCTGACGGTGTACCACCAGCGGTCCTAGCCATTGCGGTACCGGGCAGGTTTAGCACATCAACTGTCGGGGAGAAACCTTCCCCGGGTCGGTAACCTAGTTCACGCACACTTTGCGTGTAGTCGGTACCGTAACGTTGACCTTGCAAACCGAGTTCGGTTTCAAAGTCTGCGAGGGCACGGTTGATGGAGGCAAGTTGTTGGTTGTAGGCGCTGTCTCGCCAGTCTGGTTGGTACCAGTAACGTTCTTCTTGACGCGGGGGAGGGCTGTCGTCCCTGTCGTTATTATTATTATTATTATTGCTAGAACTGCGGGGCCTTTCCGCTGCTGGCGATCCACTACCGCCAACAATCTTACCGCCAATAATAGATTTGTTAGGGTCCATACCACTAGCGCGACTAGCTGCTTGCGCTTTTAAAGCAGCGCTTTTTTTAGTTTGTCGATTACGTTCTTGAACAACAGAAGTATCCCAAGGATTAGCCATTAGTAACCACCACCATTCGACGACAAACGTTTCATCATCGCCTCACGGCGAGCCTTCTTACGCTCATCATCCATATCACCACGAGCATCCATCTCATCACGCTGAGGAGCCAAACGGTTACCCTGATTACCATAACCTCTACGCATAACTAATTCCTTCCAAGCCGACGCACCATAGCCTCGCGTCTAGCATCAGCCTTCCCGTCACGAACGCCATAACCTACTTTGTCTTTAACCCGACCCACAGTTGGCATGGGACGACCTGATCCATAATGTTTCTTGCCCGCAGCGTAAGGATTAAAGCCACCCCCCGCTTGAGGAGTTTTACTGAATTCCATACGTACACGGTCCATAGTAAGTTTACCCTAACTCCTTTTAGTTAGCTAACAGAACGAGAAACAGTTTCTTTCGGATTAACGTAAGTCATTAACGAAAACAATTTTACCGGAGCAGTGTCAATAGAGCCATCTGTCGGGAACTCAACACGGTAAAAAATTTGCCTAAACCGAAGACTCTTAAAAAACTTAATAAATTTACGGCCAAACAACGACCCCGTAATATCAATATCTGTCTCCACGACAGGAGTCTCACTCCGAGGTCTAAACCACGTAAACGTTGACCTACTACCCCACGTCAACGGCAACAAATCCTCCCACTTAGAAGTAAAGTTAAACGTAATTGGGCTCGCAATACCCACAACCGTTTCCTTAAACGACGCATCAATGCCCCACCAAAACAAGCGCTTATACACCGAACTAGCCTGATAGTTAAAGTTCTTCGTCTGCATCACACACGTCATATCCTCAGACGCCGTAGACACCTCATCAGTAATTACCAACGTCGGAGTCGAACGAGAACCACTAGCAGGCACACTTACCGACTTGTGAGCCACACCCGTAGCAATACCTGTCGGATTATCCTGCTTAATAATCCTCCCAATCGCACCAAACTCTTCAGACTTCCACGTCGTCCACGTCCTCGTGCGGAGGCTATACACAAACAACTTTTCGTAGTAAGAAAAAATGACACGCCGGTTAAATTCCGACACAGCGAAAGGCAAATAAATGTTAGACGGCTGCTCAGACTCAAATGGAACTTTTACGTTGATTTGTGCTGCACGGTTGTTACTAAATTCGTAAGCTTTATCTTCGTACATAAAGTAAATAAAGCTTTCAAACTGGTCTAACGCATCTTTAGCTGCCAACCCCACGTTGGGGACAACCAAAGCAACCACTGCGGAGGCAGGATCTGTCGCATACTGCAAACCATAAATTGAGCTAGTACGAAAAATAAGCAACGTGTTGAAGTACACAGCAATGTTGACAATGTTTTGACCGTCACCAGAACCAATGTCTACAAAATCGTTTGTTGCTTCCCACAATGTGGGGTCAGCTAAAGTTTGAGAACGGTACAAACGCGTACCATTATTGGTACTGTTTTGCCCCTCCGCAATCCACATGCGGCTTTTAAACACTGTAATGATTTCGCCCTCAGGCATGTTGGCATCTGCTGTGAAAGAACCAGAAGGTTCCCAATAACCACCAGTTTGAGTCGAACCAACCTTGGCAGTAAGCCACGCTTTGTCATCAAATTGGGCAAAAGCAGCTGCCGACAGTGCGCTTGTGATTAATGTCCACGAAGTACCGTTGTAGTAATACGTTGAACTGTCACCGTCACTGGCAATCAAATAAGGTACAGAATTGCCGTCATAGTAGTAACCCAACAAGTTGATGTTACCTGTCGAAGACAAAGGGAACGATGCTTCCGTGTCAACAAATGGTGGCCGTGACTTTAACGAACCGTCCAGATCCAATTCAAAGTTTTCACACACCGCAAGTTCGTTGTCCGCAATTGCAGAAGGGTCGCTGAACGTATTGAGGCCACCAATAAACGGCCCTACCTGTATAGCCTGACCTGGCATAGGCCGCTCCTAAAACAGTTCGTATACCGTCATCGTGGGGTAAGTCATGTGTTGTGCGTTACGGTTCTGTTCGCCACGTTCCGCCAAACTTTGACTAAACTCCCCGGCCTTCATTTGCATCATTTCGGGGTTTTCGTCCATTTCGTAAGCCATCTTCAACACATAGTTGATGATGTCCATAAAGTATTCGTCAGCTAACGACAGAACATCGTTACCTGCCGCGATGTTGTCGGGAATTGCTGTGTAACGAATTTTGATTGTCCCCGCAGTGCTGGGCACCGGCCAGAAACTAATTTGGTGTGCCCATTCGTACCAAAACTGGGGTGCCCCTGTTTCTTCACTTTCAGGGTCAGCCAACGAAATTGACTCTTCAGCTTGGGACACCGAAATGTTGCCAATACGTCGACCATTAATCAGGAGGCTGTTGATCTCATAAATGGGCGGGCTGATACCTGACAGGTCATAATCGGCTTGATCCGCATTCAACGTCGTAGTAGCCACCTGTTGGAGGACAGCGTTCTGTCGGTTGATCTCCTGCTGTGCTTCGTTGATCCACCGAATAATGTCTGTCGTACTTAACTGCACGCCTGACTCGTCACCAAAAATACGCACAACATAGTCAATAACGTTCTGCACTGTTTTAGTGGGAGCGGCGTAACTCATCGTTCGTACTTCTTTCCATTATGACTAAACGTGTGTTTTTTATCCCGCCCACCTGTAACCAAAAATTCGGCAAGTTCCATTCTATCTTCTAATTCGTCTTCCTGCCGTTTTAAATCCAACAACTGTTTAGCTTGCTCTTCTGCTTCAATACGTTTAAACACGTTCTCAGCACCGTGGCGCACAATGTCACCATCAAACAACCATGCCAACACTTTGTGTGGTTCTTTCATTTCCTCTTCCGACAGGTAACGCACAATGTATTCGGGTGCGTTGTCGGGCCTGTCGAGGATGGCCCACGGTTTTTGGTGCTCTTCGGGGGCTGACCGATCCTTCTGTGGGATGTACACCAAATTGTAGGTTGGTTTCAGGTCGTGCAAAATTTCTGCAAACCTTACATGGTCGTCACGTACAAACTCACCCAAATCGGCGTTGTACACTTGCGGGGATTGTCCTAGTGAAGTAATCATACGTAAATTTTAGCCTACGAACCGGCCAAATTTCCCCACGTAACCGCACCCAACGCTACTGTCTGCGTCTCACTATTGTAAGTCAACGGAGCGGTAGCAGCCACAACACCCGGATCGCCCTGCGGACCTTGAACACCCTGGGGCCCTTGAGGACCAGTGTCACCTTCAGGGCCTTGAGGACCTGTCGGACCCTGAGCCCCCGTCTCGCCTTGAGGTCCCTGCGGTCCAGTAGGTCCTGGAACCGTAGAATCAGCACCAGCAGGCCCTTGTGGACCTTGCGGACCAGTAGCACCAGTAGCACCAGTAGCACCTGTTGCACCATCAGCCCCAGCAGGACCCTGAGGACCGGCAGGACCCTCTGGACCCGGAGGGCCTACAAGCGAATCAGTATTAGAATTCTTCCACTTTTGTTCCGCAGCATCATAAGCAAGAACATCACCGTCCTCAAGATCTGCCTCCTCGACAGTAAGAAGCTCTTTACCCGCATTCGTTGTATAAAACTGGTACTCGTAGTCAGCAAGACT